TAAGATCTTAAAAAACATTTTATGCTTCTTAGCATATTCATCGGCTGCACGCCATTTAGCTTTGTTAACCTTATACACTCTTTGATAATGTGGTTTTATCTCTACAATAAATGATCCTTTCTTTGTTGTAACAACAAAGTCAGGATAGTAGTTATGCCATCGATTATCTTTTGGTGAAACATAAGGTATGTGCAATTCTTCAGAAGACCACTCGAGTATTTTTGGGCTCTTATCACAATATAGCATAACTCGTCTCTCCCACATGGATCGATAAGTTATGCGTTTGATATCGCCTTTATACTTGTATGCGTTACGTGGTTTAAATCTTCCTCGAATTGCTACGTTCTTCACAGCACCGTAGGTTGCGATTCTGCCTTAGCGTTCATTGTTTCATATAAATCTTCGATCTCTTGATGTTCAGTTTGAACTTGATGGAAGTTCTGTTTATGATACATTGAAGCAACCTTATTAATATATTTCTTTTCAATACCAAGCTCTGCAGATAGATGAGCAACAGCATCACGTTGATAATCTTTCTCGGCTTCTACTCTTGTCATTGAATTAGATAGTTCTTGACATCCATTCAATAGTTTCTTACGATCGTCCGGATTATTCAGCATCATCGTCACCAGTTGGTTCAGCTTCTTCTGCAGGAACATTTGCTCTGAGAAAGGTCTCAAGTTTGTTTCTGATTGTACCGACATTTGCTAATTCACCTCCACGAAATCCGCCACGTTCTGTGACTACATCAATCATTTTTAACATAAACGCTAAGTCATTAATGTTTAGACCTGGCGCAGCTGGAGCTTCTACTGCAGCCTCTTCTTGTTTAACTTCTTCAGTCATTATTATCCTCCGAATGTTGAAGTTTTTTCTAATGCTACCCAATATTCAACTGGAACTGTAGCATTCTTAAAATGCGAAATAAGTTTAGATGTGATTTGAACATTGTAATCACCTGGTACAAACTTAAAGTTCGCAATATTAAATACGAATTTAAATGCTTCAGCAGATCTTGTACACTCATCTAATTCAATATCGAATGAGTTTGCTGTAGCATCTCTCACATCTGTGACTTGAAGCTTAATCTTATTTGATCCAGCTTCACCAATCACAATTACATCTGTAACACCTAGAGTTGACGATGCACGTTTAATTGCATTCATATCATCATTTGTCAACTTAAATGTTACCTCGGAGGAAGGCATGCTGATGTCTTTTGATGGAGAGGTTAAGATTGATGGGTCTGAGAAAAAGTATTTGACGGAACGTTTGTCCTGCTTGACGATAGCAGAATTGTTGTCATCAGATACTTTAAGCTCAGGACTATCAAACATGCCTAGAACTCCGAGGAACTCGTTTAAATCGTAAATACCAAAGTTAGTATCAAACGATTCTTTGATCGTAGCAGTTGCTAAAATGTTTTTAGCTTCTGAGATAGTTTTAACTGTAGAACCTGGATTGACTACCAAGTTCGAATTGATTGTCGCAAAATTCTTCAACACTGCGACTGTGTCATTAGATAAATTCATAATATATCACCTTCCATATCATATTGCATTATTATTTATACTCGTTCATTGCCTTGTTTAGAGCTTCATCGATAGCTTCTTCGCGAGATTTCATAGTATTAATTGCATCTTCTTCGCGGCTATTTAGATTGTTTACACTCTCATCTACTTTAGTGTACAGATCAAGAAAAGCTTCTTTTGTATCTTCATCGAAACGATTAACACATAGCTGAATAGCTTTCATCTTATCATCAAAGATAGCGAATGACTGTACAATGTGAGTAAGACGACGAGTTGAAATAATATCATCTACACCACCATCGATAAATGTCTTACGAATAGTGTCGGCCCATTGAGTTAGTTTCTCGGCAAATGTCTTATCTACTTTACCAAACTTATTCATGTGCTTATCTAAAATCTTATTCTCAATAGAAATAGTTGGATAAGGTTGCTCAATAGTAATTGTGAAACGCTCAAGGAATGCTTCATCAATAATAGTAGCAGCAACAAAACGACCATCTTCTGATCCTTTACCTTTGGTATTTGCAGTAGCAATAATATTAAAACCAGCTTTAGGTTTAATAACTTCACCTGTTTTCTTAATAAGAACTGGTTTACCTTCGAGAATACCTTGAAGACACATAATCTTATTTGAACCACGATCAAGCTCGTCAATCAATAAGATTGCACCAGCTTCCATAGCTTTAATAACAGGACCTTTTGAAAATACTGTTTCACCATTTACAAGACGGAAACCACCGATTAAATCATCTTCGTCAGTTTCAGGTGTAATTTGAACACGAACATACTCACGACCTAAACGAGCACATGATTGTTCGACCATAAATGTTTTACCGTTACCTGATAAACCAGTAACATAAGTTGGATAGAAAATGCCTGAACGAATAATCGATTCTACATCTTTAGAATTACCCCAAGGGACATAACAAGAATCGGCATCAGGTACAAACACTTCATCATTGACAATTGATTGGACAGATGCTGTCACATTTTTATCCTCACTTTTATTTGTAGCTTCGCGAAATGGAACTACAACAGATTGTAAATTATATACCCCGCGACGAACTTTAGGTTGAGAGGTAACAAAACGGTATGCGTCATTTCGTTTGATACCTAATTGCTCAGCCAATGCAATAACTGTCTTAGGATAGAATTCAGTTTGATCTGGGAATCGTTTAGCTAGATTCTCAGCGATAGTGTTCTCAATAAAATTCATAATATATCTCCATCTTTTTAACTTAACCAGGTTATATTATACCATAGTTTCCCATCAATGTAAACCTTTTTTTCACTTTTTTTACGCTGGTTTTCTAATCGATTTCGTAATCATATATTGTTTACGCACTGCCCTCTTCTTAGCAAGTCTACGTTTCTCAGAAGGTTTCGTATAGAACATACGATCTTTACACTCTTGGCGAATATTAGATTTCTTAGTTTTACGTTTGAAAATCTTCATCGCTTGTTCGAAGTTGCCTTCTTTTACATAAACTGTATTATTAATTCTCGAAAACTTTGGATTAGTTTTTCTTATACCTTGATTTGCCATAAACCTCCTACGGTTATTATTAATTAAGCCACCATCTCAGCGAACTGAGTGGCGAACACTTTGTTGCCCTTCTTCGAAGCGGCATGTTTCTTAAATGCTCGAGTGATTTCACCTTTCTTAGCATTCTCTCTTACTTCAAACTCATCTGAATCTGTATCTAAACTCTTCTTAGATGCTTTAATTACAAAGTATCTATCACAACCAAGTTTGTCATCGAATGAGATGAATTTATTCTTATTAAATACTTTACGATATTCATTTAAATTTGTTTCTTCGTTTCTATCTTCCATATTGCTATACAAAGCATTTCTAAACTCATATTGTTGTGCAGCAAGATGATAACCAATAATTACATATTTCTTACGTAAGTGATTGAATATATGTTGTTGGCTCTTATAACCATTTACATCTAACATAGTACCATCTTTCGTAACAACTTTAATTGGACCATATAAACGACGATCTGCATCATAATCTTCGGTATTTGCTTTGAAAGATTGAGCATCACCATCAGTTAGAAATACAACATTAACTCTTTGTACACCGTGTTTTGTTTGAAAGTCTTCAACAAGATATTCAGCAGCAAGAGCAGTTTCGTTAAGTGGTGTTCCACCTAATTGCTCAAGATCAGATCCATAAGGACGAGCTGACTGATAACCTTTAATATAATAATCTGAAGCCATATTGAACATATCTCTATAAGCTCTATTATATGTGTGCTTATTGAAAGAAGATGACAATAGATGTAGCATTTTTACATTACGACAATCAACACGACCAGTCTCAGGATATTCATCATTGATATGAATTAAAGTGCTTTCAGTTTTATCATCATTAAGAAGACGAGTACGACCAGTTGTAAATGAATAAACATCAAATGGAATATTCACCTTCTTACAAAACTCAGCAAGGATAAGTGTTTGCTTAATAACATCACCAAGAACATTATCCATCGAACCTGAATAATCAACAAACATAACCATACCGTGTGATTTAGCTTGAGCTAATTGAGTAACACGTTTAAAAATATCATCTGTGTATTTGTAGCTATATAGTTTGTTTACATCAAGCGAACCAGAACGAGCAGTTTGTGAACGAGAATATTCATAAGCAGCTTTACGCATTTCAAATTCTTTAGCCATCATATTCACAAACTTTTTAGTCTCAGCACTAAAAGCAGCAAATTGCTCATCAGCTTCATCGAATCTCATTTGAAGTGAACGCTCAGATGACCATTCTCTTGCTTCTTTCATTTTAATATCACGAGATGCAAATATCTCATCAATTGAGAAAGTCATAGCTTCAACTTGTTTACGAGTTGGACCATAAATTACAGTAGGAGCATTTGCACCATTTTCGATTAAATCTTTTTCATGATGACGAAATGCTTCATCAGTATATACACGATCTGTATTACCGCTATGAGGTGCAGAGTAATCACTTTGAGTGCCATCGCTACCACCGTAATTTTCAGATTGTTGCTGTTGAGTATTCTCTACTTCTTCGCCGCCATTTGAGCCACCAGATCCACTCTCTTGATCAGCACTTTCGCTTCGCATTGATGACATATCTGCTTGATCGCCGGAATCTTGTTCATCACCTTCAGTACCACCTCCAAAGTCGCTAGAACCATCATCTTCACTTTCACCACCAATGTTGGATGTAAAATTTTCATATTTCTCATTCTCCTCTTTAGTTTTATTCTCTTTAACAAAATTGTACAACTCACGACAGGCATTTAGAACATCTTCCCAAGTTTCTACAGCAAAAGCCATATCAACATAAGGTTGCTCGATATCACTAAATTCAACATCAATCAAATCACGTAGCTTAGCTTTAAGATTGATACGATCCATAAGACCAAGCGAATTAACATCTTTATTAGCAATATTAAAGAAATCAGCTTGATCGAACTCTGAATAACCACGTTTGAATGCAGCTACTAGACCAGGATATTTAAGTTGGATTTTGCGTTCAATACGAATATCTTCTACAACATTAATGTATGCACGTGGAACGCCAGGAATTTCTTTTTCAGAATCATGCCAGCCCTCAGCTGGTGTATATAGAGCATGACCAACTTCGTGGCCAACTAAAAGATCGTATACGTCTTTGCTATGGTCCTTAAACAATGGAAGACCAAGTACACGATTTTCAACATCAAAGAATGCTGTACTATAATTACCATGGCGAACCGTTAGATTCTCCTTAGCAAGCAATCTAGCTAGTACAGATTGTCTTTCAAAATTAATCATTTAAACCTCTCTTTCGTCGTCATATGTATATATTATACCACAGTTTCGAGGTAATGTAAACCTTTTTTTCGCAAAAAAGTTAATTTATTTTCATTTTTGAGAAATTATGCTCCTTTGTGAACTCGATTTTAGACCTGAACTTACCATCTAATAAATCCCCTTTATGAGAAATAACGAATACATTTGAGCCTTCGTCCAGTGTATCAAGTATCTTCATTAGATTATCTACACCATCATGATCGAGACTCGAGTCAAATGTTTCATCGAGTACAAGTAAATTAGTTGAAGCCGAATTCTTCATTCTTGCTATCTGTCGCCAAGTAAAGAGTAGTGCTAAATCAATACGTTGTTTCTCACCTTCAGAGAATGAAGCATAATTAAATGCATCTCTATGACGTGACTTAATTGTTTCAGTGAAATTCTCATCTAAATGAAACTGAACAAAGAAATCTAAAACTTGCAAATACTTATTGACAAGGTTATTCATAACTGGTAGATATTCTTTTACAATCTTAGTCTTAATACCAGTATCACGTAGCATCTCAGTACATGCATCATAATAAGATTTAGTTTCGTTTGTTTCTAATCTCTTTTCAACTAATGAATCTTTCTGATCAAGTAAATCAGCAAGAGTTGCATTTGCTTTTGATACATCACCATCTTTACCTTCAAGATTTGCAATTATAGCTTCGATATCAGATATTTGTCCTTGAAGCCTTGCGATGGTTTGATTGTTAAAGTGTATAGCTGATTGCTTTGATTGTATTTCGGCCAATTGTGTAGTGATCCCGTCAAGAGTTTGTTCCAAATCACTCTGCTCTTTATTGGCATGCTCCATACCTTTTTGTAATTCGTTCGCGCGTATCTTCGCTTTTTCAGACTTGTCGGATTTAAGTTCCTCACTAATATCTTGGGAACAGGTTGGGCAAGAATCATTATCTTCATAGAACTTTGCTTCTTTAACCAAGGACTTAATTTCGTTTTGAAATTGATTAATGAATTGTTGAATCTTCGACTTTTTATCTGATAACTTGGACTGCTTGGCTTGGAGTCCTGATTGGTTTTCTTCGATGAAAAGAGAGTCTTCTGAGTTTTGAGTTTGTAACTCAGTGATCTCGCTTGAAAGTTTTTGTATTTCATTTTGTTTACCTTTAATATTCTCGTCATTAATCTCTGTGACTTCACGAATATATTTCTTTTGTAGTCCTACTTTCTCACTAATTAAATCTAAGTTAAATCCTAAATCTTTAAGTTGTTCTTTGAGCAATGCATTACGTTCTTTTAGAATGCCACTCATCTTAGAAAAGATATTAATATCTAATAGATCCTCAATCACCTCACGTCTATGTGCTGCTGGTAATTGCATAAATGGAATAAATGAACTCGAACCAAGTACTACAATCTGATGAAATGATTTGTGATTGAGTTTAAGAATGTTTTGTTCTAATAGCTTTTGATAATCACGAGCATGTGCTTCTTGATTAATAGCTTTATCATTTTGAT